GGGGACAGTCCCGCAAGCATAGAAGTCAGCTTAACTTGTTGGTTCCCTCTAGCTGCTTGGTACACCCCCTCATTGTAGATACGGAATACCTCTCTATCCGTCTCATTCACTTCCCCCCGCTCATCCCCTTCTGCTTCAGAAGCCAGGCGAACCTTATCGATAGAACTGTTCGAGAGAATACCGGCCTGCTTATACCCTGAAGGCGACTTCTCCCCAGCGAGGATTGACATGCCTACCTGAGAATGTAAAGGCACTCCCTGCTTGCTCCATGCCTCCTGCTGCACCTTCCAAGCATCCGTCTCGGTAACTCCCAGCATGTGTAGCCTGTTAGTATCCCCGGAGGTTACTGCCTCCATTATTGAGGCATTCTGTGATTGCTTGCTGCTCATGCTTAGATAGTCCTCAAGCATCCCTACAGCTTGACCTTGACTGACTGCTTGGTTAATAGTCATTCTACCAAGGAAGTTCTGTAACTCTTCATAGGTTCCTCCGTAGGTGCCAAGACTTAATTGATTCTTAAGGTTAGCTACATCTGCCTGGTAACCTACATTACGAGCCACCTTGTTACGGTCATAGGAACCACGGTACGCTTTGCTAAGCTTGATCTGGGATTCCTGCGGGAGGTTAGCCAAGACATTATACTGAGTACCGTTAGAGTTGGGAACTGTGTTATCCCTGAGAAACTCATACAGTGCCGGATTGTCATTCTCAAGGGAGTACTGAATAGCCTCCTCTGTTAAGGTATTCTTTATATTGGTAGGCAATGACTCATCCATATTGATACTACCAATTAAAGAACCTGCTGTGCTCTCTACCGTTGCTGCGTACGCATCCTCAGATAAATCCCCGTTCAGGTAAGCAGACCGCGCTGCTACCATCCCCTGAAGTGATACAGAGTTCTGTGTAGCTATAGCAGACCGTTTCTGCTCAAGTATATACGCCTGGTGTGCAGACTGCCATGTTTTGATATGCGCTCTATCCCGCAGGTACATCTGACCCATGATGGAAGCCTTAGCCTCCATTGTCATAGATGATAGCAGAGGAGTCATCTCTGCCCGTCTACTAGACAGATAAGATTTAACCTCATCTGCTGGCTTCTTGGTTAGCTCGGGTAAATCCTCCCGAAACTTAACATCCATATCTGCCAGAGCCAACTTACCCTTGGCATCTCTGAAGCCAGCTACTTCCCAATCTTTGGTGAGAGGATCACCTTGTATCTCTTCCTCACTCTCATCCATTAAGGCCCTGGATTGCCCCTCCAGATAGCGCCTCTCTATCTCAGTGTTGAAAGTGTTTACCACATGTCTACCTACCTGCTCAGATAGTTGGTTTAGTAACCTCCCTCGCCAGCCTGCATCACCTGCCATAACAGGAGCACCTGCTCCCCTTGATCCTGCCGTGACCTGCCCGCCCTGAACTTGGCGGGTATCCCTAATACCTAAGTCAACAGGGCGATACGATCTCATAACAATCTCCTAGAATCCTAATATACTCATGATTGAAGACCCTTTCTTTACACCTTCCTGTAAACCTAACTTCATCTTCTGACTAGCGTAGTTACCAGCGAAGGACATAGCAGTGCCAGTTATAGAGCCTAATAAGTTATCCATAGTACTAGGCCCCATGTACTTATACTCCCTCTGCTCAGGTTTACTTAACTCTGTATTCATAACCATTGCATCGAGGCTTCTGTTATAATCCTGCAGAGAAGCGTCGTAGTTCTCCTGTAGCTGGGTCAACGCTTCATTACTACGCTGCGTTATATCGCTGGATACTGCATCTACTGAAGCCCCCATGGTACCGGAGTAGGCAGACATCAGGGAAGCATCTCCTAAGGCGCTTACTCCCCCTGCTCTAACACTACTCATCTGCTGTGCCGTCTGCTTCTTCTGTAAGGCTAATTGGACTTGCCCTAAGGCCGTAGCATACGCATTACGTATACTGGCTTGCAGCCTATCTCTCACTATTTCTTTGCTATCTGCTATTTGCTGAGTGCGTAACTGTGCCTTGGCCTGTGCCTTCTGCGACTGACCACCTAAGAAGGATAGGCCAGCCTGCACCGCCATCATCCCTAACATACCCGCCATTATCTCCTCCTTATTGGATGATGTGCTCTTGCGATATATTCGATAGAGGTTATATTGATCTCACCTGTCCTATCAGTCGACATCTCCACCACCGTGGTACGTGCATCTGTCCTGCATGGTACTACTGAACTGGCTACATCCCCATACAGTCCCCTACCTAACTCCAATTCCTTACTACTCATGTAGAGAGTAGGTACTGTTCCTTCATCCATCCCCGATCTATCATCGGTTACAGATATATCGAACTCAGAAGAACCTCTAGTACCGATTATAATGCGCTGTAGCGTGACTTTACCAGTGTAGATAGGGTTGCCATTAGCGTCTCTATCTACAGGGCCAGGAATCGCTATAGATGACATATATGGCAATCCAAGCACGGCTGTACCATCTTGAAAGCTAGGTACCGTAGTTATTGTACTACCCGATACCTCAAATCCAATAGCTTCCCCAGCAAGATTACCTGTAGCCTGGATCAGCCCTATCTTATCCCCGATATCGGGATCGAAGGCGAGCATCCAAGAAGGAATAGTTCCTACCCCTGCTACTATATGGATGTTCCCATAAATATCAAGGAATGGTCTCCTAGTGCCACCCGCAGTCACATTACCCGCCCTCACATCAATAGCACCTATTACCAGGTAATCGTTCTTGGCAAAGCAAATACTCATCACGTCCTGGGAGAAATAAAGTGCTGCTACTGGGTAGGGGAATGACCATGTGTGCCATGCCTGCTGCACCTTGTTATCTGCATCCCAATGGTACTCATGGATGATCGCTGATGAATCATCCCCGGTAGGGACGAAGGCCGCTATGTTAGCCACACTGGAGGCGGCTGCATGACTACACCTTCCGGGCATATACCGTGGGAGATGAGGTGTTGTATCTGTTGAGGTATATTGACTATCTGTGTAGCTACTGGGTAACATCTCTAAGATACCGAAGAAGTTATCCGATCTAGGCTTAGCGTACAGGAGAGTTCTACCTATCGATATTGGGGAGCAAGTTGTATCCGCCGAGAAACTTGAGGTGGGGACTACTACTGCTGTCGAGGGGGTTACTGCTGCATTCCCTGATGGGACAACTGCCTGGTAACTGTTACTGAAAACAACTAAATCCTTCTGGAATGGGATACACCACTCATAAGCTGCTGAACTATTGGTACTACTCCCTACTTCAATAGGGTCAGAGCTAACTACTGATGTGACTGTGGTACGGAAGAAGTCACGTGGCTTATTACTGGCACTCATTGATACCATAGGGCCGGATAGTATAACCAGTCTCCCTTGGTAGGTACCCATACCAGATATCCCGTAAGTCATCCATTCGTGCTTAGGGTTCGAGTCGTCATCTCCCGATGATCTTCCGTTGAAAGCAGATGTGTTTAACGCCCATGCTGATCCATTCCAGTATATACTTATTGGAGCGTTGGTTATACCGCTTGGGCCTGCATACGACCCTACTTCCACCCATTCAGTAGTTGAGGCAGTGTACCTGTAATACTGATATGTCCCCCCTACACCTACACGTACATTATACCCGTCTGCTGGTGCAGGGAGTCTGGCAGGTAAATCCCCTACTGTTCTAGCTGAGGACATCTTACTTACCTGCATATACTGCGTCCCTACAGAGGTGTTGACCCTTAGTGAAGCTACAGGGTTATTTATGAATACGTAAGGCCCGTCCTGAGTAACCCCTAAACCGGGGGCTGTTGAACTTATACCTGCAACTAGCTGGTTAGCTATATACTCAGGGGTGGATAATGCCGCATCACCGGGGGCTGCCCCGTTAGGGGTAGTATATGTTACCGTAAAGGTGGATACCCCGTGTGTTATTGTTACGTTATACGCTCTACTGAATGCACCCGCCACCACATAGAAATAACAATTCCTATCCGGGTTCAAACCTACAGCAGCAGTAGATACACTCGGGGCCTTTTCAGTATTGCAGAGGAAGAACTCCTGCCCAACTGAGGCACCTCTTATAGAACGTCTGTCTGTGGCCTGTAAATACGCCACGGGGCCTAGAGTAGCTTCCTCCACAAGAGATGCATTCAGTATCTTAACTGTCCCTGCGGTGGTGTTAACAAGTATGTGAATGGGACTACCCCCTACATCCGTAAACCATGCCTGTAAGTTACTTTTGCTAATACCAGTCCATTGAAATTGCTTCCTGAACTGAACCCCTAATCTACGTCTAACTCCTGTGACAGGATCGGATAGCATGTTATGCTGTGCCGTAGCCTGTCCGGATAACCTCTCGGAGGGAATCTGTTGTGATACCCCTTGCAGGAAGGCTTTATAAGCGGAAGCGTAAGCGGCCATACTAACTCCTCATCTGTGATCTGATTCTTGACCAGGCTACCATATCTCTACTAGAGTACCTCATTTGCCGTAAATGCTCAGTAAGGAGGTTATTCCAGGATTCCGCCGCCAATTGCTTCCACTCCTGTACTTCATTAGTCATATCCAAATCAGTAACATACACCTCTGATAAGGCTTGGTATAGGACTGATCTGGCTGCTGTGTCAGGTAAGTCCTCGAACGCTACGTCCTGAATCACTTTACCTTCTACTGGTTTATCCCACACGTAAGAGAGAGTCTCTGGGTTATATAACCGCTCCCCCCTAACCGCTGCTTCCCCCCTACTCTTAGGGATGAAGGATAGAAAATCATTACCTAGAAATATCTCCCCATCCAGGTTTGGGTAGGCTGTGTATTTAAACTCATTGAACCACCAGCCACGCTGTAATAATGATCTACGTTGCATCTCCATCACTGGTAATATGATAGCCAGTGTCGGGTGCTTTACTTCCAATGATGTTACAGGACGCTCCCCTAATTTAGGGAGTATCATATTTACTGCAAAGAGTAATTGCATAATACCTCCAGAAAGCTCTAGGAATCGATTTAAGGCACTAAATAGGAGAAAGGTATATAAGACTATACCCTTCTCCATTAAACCCCCTAGAATCTAATCCTAGCCATTCTAAGGTTAGTCTGTTGCCAGAACTGCTACAGCATCACCACGCAGCAAGCCAACAGTGTACATGGTGTAGCTATCCAGCACATTACTGAAGTTAAGTTCATCATCCCAGAAACGGCTTTTCATAGGTTGAGCTTCTACTGTTACCAGAGCTTTACGGGGATGGAAGATGACACAACGTGCTTTAGCCTCGGTTGCATCGAGGTGGAAATTAACCCCTAAAGGATGGTCGTTGATCGCAGCAGTGGGGAAGCGTGGAGTCTCGATAACACGAATACCGTTCATCCATGCAATACGACGCATAGCGAAGTTGTTACCAACACCTTGGCTGCTACCTTGCCAGTCTACGTTCATCAGCTTCTTGTGATCCAACAACACGTTGAAAGTGTCAGGATCAACTAGAGTGACAAACTCAGCCAGGCTACCACCGAGATCACGCTTGACGAAGGTTGCCAGTGCTTCCTTATGATTCTTGACCAGAAGCCCAGCAGCAGTCTCGTTACCTGCTTCGGTACCGAGGCCAATAGCAGTAGCATAACCGGTCATGGTCTTACGGATACCATCGTTGAAAGCTCCGGATGCTTTCAGGGAAGCAGGGGCGAGCCAGGTACCAGCTTTAATCAGTTGGATAATGTGGCTTTGATCGAACACTTTGGCATGGGCACTACCCTGCTCAGCACTGTACTGAGCCTTGAAGTCAGGCGCCGTCCAATCGTCTTGATAGTCAATTGGATTACGAGTATAGCTGGTGTACTCCACGGTGATGAGTACTTTCTCATTCGCAATACGGGTACTATCCAGACTATCACCAGCCTTGCGACCTTTGACCACTGCTCCACCAATACGATCACCGCGCCATGAATTGCTTTGTTGACGGACTTGTTTGAATTGAGTCAATCCGCTGGAACGAAACATACTTTCTGTACGGAAGGAACCTTCGATCTGTCCTTCATATGCCTCCAGATGGATATCCATGTCCGCATCGGTACCAGCCCAATGCGCACGACTCATAGTAGTATTATACGGTGTAGGCATTACTTACTCCTTAGATTGATTTGTTGAGTAATTCTTGAATCTTGCTATCCACTACAGCCCAATAGGCCACAGCCCATGTTTTGCATTCTGAGAACAACACTGCCCAGAACTTTCCTACCTTACCACCGTCAAGCCTGGCAGTATCCACGATGACGTTAGCAAAGAATACTACGAGGATGAAGAGAACTAATGTAGTCATGATTGCTCCTTATTGTAAATTAAGACGTTTACCAACTGCGCGACGTTGAATCAAAGCATTGTACTTATCCTCGTAATCCGGGGCGTTACTATCCAGCTTTAGAATCTCCTGTTGAAACTGTGTTTTGTTCAGTCCCTGAGTAGCATAAGGAGCCGATACCGGATCAAGACGGAAACCATCCTTAGGAATCATCCCGCTACTCTTACCGAACTCCGCAACCATTTTAGCCCCAGCTTTAACAAGGTTAGCTTTACCACTATCCAGCATAGTAGCCACCGTAGCCTTGATCTCAGGTGATGCAGATCGATTGAACACAGCAACTGAGGCATCCCATACTTGCCTACCTCCTACCTCCTGATAAACGGATTGCTCCATGGCCGCTGATTGAGCATTGATAGTATTGACAATGCCAGCAGCAAGATTGATTAAATGTGGAGCATTCTGACCCGCTTTATCTGTAATGTAAGCGATATCTATCAGGTTAGGATCACCATAGCTGATCGCGTTAGCCAAGGCTCTATCCAAATCCATATCAGGTACGCTGGATTTGAACATAGTAGCCATCGACTTAAGTACAGGATCATCAATGGTACTCACATCAAAGGTATTCAGGCTAGGCCCGAAATCGACCATTGAGTCAGGGTTAGGAGTTTTCTCCTGAGGGGTAGCTTGTGGAGTTACCGGAGCCTTAGCCTCAGTAGCCTTACTGACAGCTTCAGCAATCATCTTGCTAACCTGTTCCTGAGTGAAGGTACCTACCTGGGCCATCCCACCAGGGTTATCTACCCAGCCAGGTGATTGCCCCTGAAAAGAAGCTCCAGTATGGCTAGGAGGTGGAGTACCTTTAGAGGTAACAGGTAGTGCATCATTTATATTCTCATCAGCCATTCTTAACCTCCAGTTAACGCTGTTGTGTTGGCTAACACGTCAGCCTGTTGTAATTGAGCCTGTGCCTGCTGAGCAGCAGCGGCTGCCTCATCATTAGCCTTCTGTTCCTCTTGGGTATACATAATCGATGCTGGATCAACACTCCTGCCTGATAGAATCACATCTACTATTTTAGCTGGGTTGAGTCGTCTATCAAGTTGGACTATAGGAGCAACTCCGGCTATCTCTTGGGCGGCCAAGAGTAAATTCTGTACATCCCCCGACCTACCGAGGGCAGGGATCCCTGCTGTAACATCAGGAAGTAACTCTCCCGATAAGATACCCGGTAACGCATCTTCCGACACCTCCAACATAAGAATATAAGCAAGTGGAATCTGAGTGCTAGTGCTTAACGCACTGTACACCCCTCCTAACGTGGTTTCTGCTTCCTGAGCTAACATAGCTACTTCCGTAGCCGTCGTTCTCTCACTTTCTCTAATCGCCCCTCCCCCAGTGTACATGAAAGCCACAGAGAGGCGCTGAATTAATTCGTTGATCTGTAAACCAACTATCTGAAGCTTATTAGCCTGACCTGACTCATACGCCTGAATGGCACCAGGATCACCTCTAACCCACTCACCAGACTCTGCCCTAGCGATAGCATCAACATCAGCCCCTGACGATGGGCCTACCAGGTTAATTACCCGTAGAGTCTCTACAGCATATAAGGCGGATGATCTTGATAATTCAGAAAGTTTAGCGAAGCCTCCTGCGAAATCACCTACAAGTCCACGCCCGTAACTCTCCCCATGGATAAGTGTCCACGTGGGGAAGATATATGGACACAATTCAACTGAGTATCTGCCCTCCTCACCTACAGACATATCCCCTACCTCAGTAGTGATAGCCATGGTTGGTTCGTCCTTAACGTACTCTCTTCTGATCCGAGTATAGACCTCCACCACTGAGTTGGGATCATTGAATCTTCCTGAATCCTTCTTCCTCAGCTCCTTGACTATAGACCCCGGAAGAGAACTAACTAAGGTGTACTCACGGATCACACAATCTACCACGTCCCCTCTTCCGTCCCGTTTGATAGAGAAGGATTGGAGACCGTAGACTGTAATAGTTTTACGCTTGCTATCACGGTAGATCACTGCGTTACCAGTGACTATCAGGTGCTTAAGCATTAGTATCAGTGAAGAGTACCCTGAATTCATGAAGAGGTTCTTATTGGCCTCACGTTCCAATTTAGAGAAGGTTGCACGGAAATCCCCCTCATCACCTGCTTGTTCCTTCATCACCTCTGCCAGTTCTCCACTTGCATCAGCCTTGAAGAAAGAGTATTGAGTAGGGAATAGTATGCGAGATAGTTTGGAAGCTAGATTGTTGGTAAGGAGTGCTCCAATTTCTTGGAAGTCAGTTTGTAGAACAGTTCGTGTTCCATTGGAGGTCTGTTGCAGATCGGCCATTAAGGCAGGGAGTGTCCACGTTGCATACTGCATTGCCCTATCTATAACATAGGTATCCCGGTATTTCTCAAATAGCCCTTTATTGGTAGCCATGTCTCCTCCTAGAGATTGATCCCCAGATTAGAAGAAAGGCCAGGTTTACGCTTATTAGGTCTACTCGCCTCACCTATAGTACTCTCCTCCACCTCACCAGCATTGCGGTACATTACTGAGTCTTTAGTTTGTACTGGAGAAGTGTCCAGGTCGACCCTCAACACTCCTCTACCAGATGTTTCCGGTGCTGGTGCTGGTTCCGGCGCCTTATGGATATACCCTCTATCCTCATGCACCACAGTGCGGGCTATATTCTGATAGTTCCCGTACGCTGCGGTCAACTCCTTATCGCGCATCCAGTCATCCCGCGACCCAAGATACAGTTGCTCAATGTTCCCCACAGGGGCAGCGGCCCGATTAGCGACGTATGGATCAACAGGCCCATTTCCCGGGTTCTTCGGATTATACCATTTTATAGGGGATTTCGCAGCTAACTGTTTTTGATTCTTGGATGCATAGTTACTGGCTGCGCTTACCAGCTGCGCCCACGCACTGGCTACACGGTTATCTACAGCCATGAGTCACCCCCTACACCTAACTGAGTAGACAATCCTCCCGCCTTATTACGTCTTCTTTGTGGGGTGAAATCGTCATCATCCATCCCTGAAGCATAAGCTTCACCACCTGGGGCGATCTGGGCTATATTATCTGTACTCAGATCAGCGCGGAAGTTCTCCTGCAACGCCTGGGCTGCCTGCTGGGCCTTTAGGTTAGCCTCTGCTGCTGCTCTCCCCGCTTCGTCTGCATCCGCCTTGGATGGCCCACCACCGCCACCACCGCTACCTATAACAGCCTTGAAAATCTTTTTCATTCCACACTCCTATAAACAGTCTTATATTCGAAATCCATAACCCTATGAGACCAAGCAAGCATACCTATTCCCTGAGCCTTGCATTCCTTCCTAGCCCGTCTCATTATCTCAAATGAAACTCCAGAATCTCTGTACCTGGGGAGTACATACTGAGTCACCACACTCACACATTTACCAACGTGGTAATCAATCTCAGTTGTGAGTACCGCCCCTCCTATAGGGCTCCCGTGCATGTACCCGTAAATCTCTACCCTGTTCAAGGATTGGAGGTACTCAATCACGTTAGATACGTATACCTCTTTTGGTTGAGTCTGTAACTCTACAAACTCATCCCAAGCGTTACCATAGAACTGAGTATGTACTAGCTCCCCTCCCTCATTCCTCCGGTACTCCCTGAATCGCCTGAATCCCATAGGTTTTCCTTTTAATCTCTTCAATTACTGATTGCTGACCATTGTAGTATAGCATAGTTTCGTGGTTAGTACTAGGTCCCCATATCTGACTAGGGAACATCTTCCTTAACCATCTGAACTGATCAGCGCTGAATTTAACTTCATCCATTTGGCTACCTCTTCTAAGTATGTAACCTCAAATTAATCTGAGAGTGGGACTATACCTTCATCCACTATCGCCCTATCAGTATTTATTGCTTTGAGCATTCTCTTACGTAAAGCAATCATTCTATTCCCTTCAGTACCCCTCCAGATATAAACCGGATCAACTAGGTAAATCTGATTAGTAAGCCTTTCAATCATACCTAATTTAACAAGCTTCGTTATGGATTTTTTAACTGTATCAGGTTGTATACTTAGTCTACCCGCTACTTGATTAACTATTAACAGTACATGGTTTTTATCATCACAGTACTTAAGAGCTTCCCCTAATACCGCTACATCACTACCGGTTAATTTAAAGCTCACTATATCCTGTAACAGTAAATGCGGGGTAGAATAAGTAACTGAGTGTACTTTCTGATTCTTGGGTTTACGATTAAAATCTACAAATACCCCATGAAACACACTGTTCCAGAACTTTTCAAACTCCATTTTATAATCATCCTGCTTGGCCTTACTCATCATAATTTTAACCTTAAAATTGATGGAGGGGCATAACCCGTACCCCTCGTGTTTTCTGTAATGACGCTATATGGTCGTTTCAAAAATGCCCTATTATATATAAAGGCTCAGATTGGGGATCATCCATTTTGATCATAGGATTAACCACACTACTTAACATAGTTTTGGCTACCTCTTCTAAGAATGTAACTTCAAGTTCTCTGCCTTTAACAAAACATAAATTCTGAATCTCTACAACCACTTATATCCAAACCTCCTCTAATCAAAGGACACTCCATACCAGTCACCTCTAGCCCCCAGGAGGATAACCAGTTAGTTCCCTTGTATATCCTAATGAACTCATCCCGTATTATCCGGTGCATACTATCCACACAAGATGGGTGAGTACCAAATGAATCATGAATCCCTATCATAGGCAACTTCTCTCTTTCCATCTGGTTAGCTGTCATAACTAAGTGACTTGCATCCATAGAGTGAATGAAGTTAGGGGCTATGGAAGAGGCCATAGAGCGTTTATTCTGCTCGTCTGTATCCTCCCTGAATATCACAGCGGTTACCCCTGCTGCATTCAGTTTAACCCGTTTCTGATTGTACAGTCTGTAATCGTGATGTACTACAAAACCGGAAGGAGAAGTCCATCTAGCCCTACCAGATCGGTTATCCACCATCTGTCCACTTAACCACTCCATAGCATAATGGGCAGCAGGTACAGCCCCCTTGATCCCTAGGAATAGCTTTTCCGCTATGTAGAACGTCAGTTTAGGTACGTGTAGATGAGTGGGCCACTCCTCACCTGTTGCAGGGAATACATCATTCTCGTAAGCATCCCACACATAGTTGGAGGCACTATGCAAGGTGGCACTGTACACCTTCACCATAACTGGCCTCTTGGCTACTACTCTGGGAATCCCCGTTTTTATTACCCACTCTGCCATTTCCTTAATCTCTGGATCATCGCTCAGCAAATCTTGCTCAACTAGTTGAATGGCTACCGAGGCTACCTTAGCATAAATATCCTGCTTACTATCAGTCCCCATGTCTATCAGATTAGTATACTGACCCCCTACCGGATCAAGAAGTAATGCAGAGTAATGAGCCAGGCCGCTACAGGTGGCGTCCATATGGACCACACAACCAGTCTCGTACTTCTCCGGATTCCCTGACCGGTATGCCTCCCGTAATTCCCAGCACAAGGAGAACATGCACCATGGGCTGCTGCCCCATACTTCCGGATGATCCCATGGGGTATCAAGACTGTGTTCTATCTTACCCCAGTTATCATCTGTCCATTGAGCACGTTGGTCGAATCGTACTTTATCATACCCATAAGCATTAGCTATACCCACCTTCAACCAGTACACTCCACGGTACCCTAGCGGACGCTTCTCAGCAAAGTGAATCACTGCCTTAGCCATATCTGACCCTTGCGGATTAATCAACCCACGGTAATAAACCCTACCTCTGGAATCGAGGTACGTAGGGAACCATACCTTGGAGTACCCCTGTAAGGCACTAGAATTGAGATTACGCAACAATTGCCCCACCTCCAGTACCTTAGCCTTCCATTCTGCCTCCTGCCTGTAGAATCGCTTTTTAGCAGCTTTCCACAGTTCAAAGGTTTTAATGATTTCCTTAGGTGCTTCCTTTATGTCGAATCCATCTTCAAAAGGGAATGGCGGAGGTAATGGAGGACGCTTCTTCGGAACCCCCATTACTCCCCCTCCCTCTGAAAACAGTCTCAATATTCCTTCTTTGGTCGGAGTGTGGATCGTGAATGGGGTTGACTGAAGGTAGTTAACTGCGTTGAAAACCTTAGGCATTTTATCGAATACTACCGCTTCTCTCGCCTCCCTATCAGTCCCCTTAGGTAAACTATCTGAGGATAATAGTGGTCGCCTGGTTTTACGGTGGTATGTCAGGTACCCTCCATCCGTGTTACAAGTCCATCTATCCGGTTGACATAACATAACTCCGGAATCAGGGTTTACTATCTTAGAAATATCATCATCATTATACCCCGCCAGGAATTCGTATACCTCTGGTACTAACTGATACATCACCTTGAATCCACTCTTCGATTTCATATGGTGCATATCGATTAACCCAGCTTTCCAGCAAGCATCTATACCAAACTTCCCTATCTGCGCATGTGCTATCCCGGACATAGAGTAATTCAATTCTCCGTCAAACACCCGCGAAATAGTATTCTTGAACATCCTCCGTATTCTGTGCGGGTCTCTAACCAACTGATCTTTAATGTGCTTGTAAACCAGTTTCATAGAGATAGGGGATACCTTCGACGCCATACGAATACGTGCTTCTAATACATACTCCTTACCTACTTCCTTGCATAGATGCTGAGCACTATGGAAGGATAGGTGCTTTCTATTGCTCAGTAAACGTATACATTGTTGAATTGCTATTACAGAGGCTACAGCCACAGGTAACTGCCTTACCCACTCCCGGTACTTAGCCCCGGTGCCATGGGTTCTCACATCAAGTGACTCCGCCAGGTATGTTTCCACATCCGGTAAGATAGTCCCAAGCATAGCCCTGGCTCGGGGTAGGTTAGTCTTGCCTTTCTCTGAATCACTTTTCAATCTTTGTAATGCTTCTGCCCTAGCCTCAAGGTCAGTGCTTCTTTCCCATTCCATCTGTTCATTTCTATTCATATTACAAAACTCACTAGGATTAAGATTACGAGGATTTGATATACCATTAGTACCTTTGTATACCTAGAAGCATTAAAACCCCTAGAATCGAATCCTAGGGGCTTGGAGGGCTATTAGAGTTTAACTCCATAGTCTCTTAGAATGCTTTGCTTCACAGCT